AAATAACTCCCTGTAAATCAGTAGATAATTCGTAGTAAACAATTGAAAAGTGGCTACTCCCCCAATCTACAGCGGGGAGAAGCCAGGGTTATTAACCCTCGTTTTTTCCGGCCACCTGACATCCGGCGCAGCACTGACATCCACACGACTCAGGAGGACACGATACGTTTTCCAGGCTTTGAGTTGCTGTAACTCTTCCTCCGTTGCCATCTCAATATCCGCCGCGTCCTGCAGCGGCGCTATGGCGTCTGCGGCTTCATCAAGTAGTGCTGATTTTATTTTCTGCGCCTGCGCAATTAGCGCCTCTTTCGACCAGGCGCGCGGGACCACTTTTTTACCGTCGAATACCCATTCCCCCCGTCTGATACTGAATCCCTCCGGTAACGTCTCGCTGATTTCTGCAACGCTCATCCCCTCGGGGGAAAACATCGATATGGCATAAATGTTGCCACGTTCCGGCACCGGCTTATCGATGACGGAGCGAATCACATTCTCGCTGTCGTACATGATTTTTATCGTGTTATCCGCAAACCGGGACTGGCACTCATACCAGTCCTGCCCGTCTTCTGATTCGAAAAAACGTATACCGGCAGCGGCAGCACCGTACTTTTCAGTGTCTTTTTCGGTGGGTTGTTTAACCCTGAAATTTTTAATATTTTGCATCATTACCCCTGCGCATTCACCCACCCACCACGTGTCCAGAACTGTACGGGTTTGTAGCGAACATAAGACTGGTCTTCATTAAAATCCCCGCCTGTCAGCACGTAACCCGCAGGCGCGTCACCGCCCGCGGCCGGCCACCAGGTGGAAATCACCGCGCCCAGCTGCACACTGGAAACAAAGTTCTGCGACGTCCAGCTCTGTACTTCGCCAATGCGCTGATTCACCCAGTCCCATGTCGAGCGGGTGTTGATATTGTTGTCCCGCGCGGCAAACTGACCATTTGCCCAGTCCCATGTGGCACGGGTATTGATGTTGTTATCCCGCGCGGTAAATTGATTAGCGAGCCATGTGCTCAGCCAGCCCCCCCAGATTTCGCCATTGATATTACCGCCGGGCTCGAAAATCGCCCCACCAGCATACACGCTGGCGCCTGCGCGAATGGACCCGTTCGCGGTAAAGGAGTTATCGTTGGGGTTGAATAGCCAGGTATGGTCGCGTCCCTGGTCATCGAGAATATGAATACAGCCGGAAGGAAAATCATTTTTTCCGGAGACCAGCACCCCGTAGCTGATGGCGGCCTGATACCCGGTCCCCGTCGTCTGCACGGTCGCTTTGGTCATGGGCAGATACACATTTCCGCCGGCGCTGTAACCGGCGGAATAAAACAGGGCTCGCCTGTCAGCCAGCTGGCCCTGAAAGGCACCACCGCCAGGCCACGCTCCCTCTTTTGTTGAATAGTGACTCGCATTATCGAGCCAGGCCACATCACCGCCCGTGACCGGCACAAATTCCCTGGCGTCATGCGTCGCAATATCCCCCAGGCCGATGTTCCTGCGTGCGGCAACGTTGTCTTTCACATCCCCCAGATTTGCATCCTGACGAAGAAACAGACCATCTCCCGTAGCCACCTTTAGCTCAATATCTGCGGTTTCAGACACGGCAAGGCGGTACTGCAGGTTCACATTGATGCCGCTTTCAGGCTTCTCTATAGCAGCAAGGTTTGCGACGGAGTACAGCTCGCCTTTATCCGTCAGCAGCCCGGCCTCACGCGCGGTGAATCCGCCGACGTTCGCAGGGATAACCAGATGGGCTATAAACTGATTTGACTGTTCAGGAGAAACTGAGAGGTCTGAGATGGCTCCCCGGTAGACTTCATTCACCAGCGTGGTGCTTTGCGGGTCCGGGGTTACCGCCTGCCCGTTGCCATCACCAATCACAAAATCCTGAATAATGACGGCAATGCCACTCGCTATAGCTTCAGCCTCAAGTTCTTTGCCCCTGTTCGTCAGGATGGAATAATATTTTTCTGCCACACTACTCTCCACTTTTTATCACGACATCGATGTAAGCGGTCACCGCGCCACCTGTGTAATACGTTCCGGCCGCACCCAGGTCAGCGACCACATCAATGCTGCTGAGGTCACTGCGCAGATTTTTAGCCTTACCGACCTGGCGACGAATACGGTCATACAGTCCGGTACCAATGTCCTGCTGGCTGTAAACTTCAATGCGAAAGGTGTACGGCGCCTGGCGCGGCGTTTCTTCCCACCACTCCACCACCCGGGTGGGCAGGCTCACGGCACCCAGTGACCGCCGGACCGCCCCGGCCGTTCCCCGGTGCTGATGAACATAAGCCGCATCCTTTATCACCTGCCGCTTTTGCGCCTCACTCCAGCTGTCGTCCCAGAAATCCACCGCAAATTCCCAGGCAAGCCACGGAAGAAGATGAACCGGGCAGGTATCGGGATTTTTCACCGCACTCACCATCCCCGTATCCAGCGCCAGGATTTGTCCCGTTCCCGCCTGCTCCAGGGCGCGCTCCTGCGGGTTATCGCCGGGCGGAAGGAGGGAGCGAAATGTCTCAGTCATTCGTAGCTCCTTTACGGGTGACGTTAATGCCGGTACACCACGGTGCCGCGCCGGCGGCAGCCTCAATGTCTCCGGCAGGACTCAACAGATGCACCCGGACAACGCCGGGCTGCTGCAGCGCGGCGTATACGGCAGAGACAGGGATAAGCGCGTTGATACGATGCGATAACGCCGCGTATTGGGTGACCACGCTGACCGCGTTTTCCAGCACCGTCTGCGCATCCGGGCCATCGGGTATGTCCAGCTCCGCTGTGATGGCATAATTTGTAATCGTGGCGCTCCTGACATTAACCAAATCTGTCAGCGGCCGGACGTCGTCAGCGTTCAGCACGCGATTAACGTTATCGAGCAAAGGCTGGCCGGCGGTTCCGTCTCCCGTTCTCGACAGGACATAAACCTCCACCTCCCCGGGCTTTCCGTGTGTTTCCGGGCCATACGCATCCGCATCCAGCACATCCGGACTCACCTTCGTTCTGGCAAAAAAACGGTAAGCATTACGCGCCCCGGCCGTGTTCAGCTGCGCCCAGGAAAGCTGAATGCGCTCCCGAAAGGCGCTGTCGTCCTCGTTAACCGCGTCGACGGGCGGAACCGCATCCGGACGGGCAGGGATAATCACCAGGCGTGACACGTTGAAAGCGGCCCCCAGCTGGTCCAGGTCTGCCCCTTTCGCGCTCGCCAGAAAAACCGCCCGCACCGCATCGTTGACGCGCTGAAACGCCAGGGTAAGTTGATAAGCGTTGACCTCCCCCTGCTTGTACGCCGGGTCCGACTCCACCAGGGCATCGAATGCCGGGTCAAGCTCCCGCAGACGGGCAAGCCAGCGAGAAAAAATCTCACCCGCGTCAGGCGCAATAATCGCGTCGGGGACGTCCAGTTCGGAAAGGTTAATCACGTCATAGCTGCCGGCCATAAATCTGTATGCCTCCCAGGGTGAGTGGTGCGTTGCTTTCTTTGTTGAGCCCTTCAATCTCCAGGGTGCAGGATGAGGGGTTGCTCTGGCTGAAGGACACTCCTACCCGGGTGACCTGCAGGCGGGGCTCCCAACGGGCCAGCGCCGAGGCGGTCGCCGCAATGATGCGCAGCCGGGTCAAATCGTCCCGCGGGTTATCCACCAGTGAAAATAAATCACTGCCGTA